AAAAGAGAAAGATAGTAGTAAAGAGATCATTGGTAATATTATCAAGGTTAAAACATACAAATCACGTTTAACAAAGGAGAACACTCAAATTGCAACACGGCTATTTTTTGACTCAAGGGGACTTGACGAATATTACGGACTACTGGAGTTGGGTGAGAAGTATGGAGTTTTTGAACGTAAGGGAAACCGTATTGTGGTTGGCACTTCTAGCGTATATCCTTCTGCTATTCTTGCCGATCCTCTCAAATACTTCACCCCCGAAATAATGCAAGCACTAGATGAAGTTGCTTCTAAAGAATTTAAGTATGATCAATGAAGACAGTTGAAGATTTTATTAGAGTTTATGATATATTCGATAAAGAATACTGTCAAGAACTAATAGATTACTTCAACAATGGTAAACCAGAGTTTAAAAACAATGATAACAAACCAAGATTTCATCAGATTGAATTTAAAGAACCAATGATGGAAACTATGATATGGAGAGTTGCTCCATTCTTGGATAAGTATGTTAAAACAGTTGGTTGTGAACAATGGTTGCCAGAGAAATTCTCTTGGGAGTTTGCTAGGATTAAAAAGTATCATAAGAATACTGAAGATCAGTTTGCACCCCACGTAGATGTAGGAGATCATGCTTCTGCAAAAAGATTCTTAGCATTTCTAGTGTATTTGAATGATGTTGAAGAGGGTGGAGAGACCAACTTCCTAGGCATCAATAAGAAACTAAAACCAAAGAGGGGAAGAGGAATAATATTCCCTCCATTATGGATGGTTCCACATCAAGGTCAACCTACTATATCGGAGGACAAGTATATCTTTAGCACCTACCTTAATTACATTTAATGAACTCACTTGAATTTACAATATTGAATAACTTGGTGACGAATGATCAATTTCGTCGTCAGGCATTTCCATATCTAAAGAAAGAATACTTTGAAGAAGAACATAATAAATTATTGTTTGATTTAATATCAAACTTTATTGATAAGTATGAGAAATGCCCTACTAAAGAGTCATTAGCAATTGACTTACAGAATGTTGGTAGTTTAACTGACCAACAGTTTAAGATTTCTCTAGAAGCTATTGATAAAGTTAGTGATGAAAGAGTAGACCAGACATGGTTAGTAGATTCTACTGAAGAATGGTGTAGAAATAGAGCAATATATCTGTCATTATTAGAGAGTATACAAATAGCAGATGGTAAAGATGAGAAGAAAGATAAAGGTGCTATACCTTCTATACTTTCAGATGCTATCGCTGTTTCATTTGATAATCGTATAGGTCATGATTACTTTTCTAACTATCAAGAAAGGTTTGAATACTATAATAGAGTAGAAGAGAAGATACCTTTTGATCTTAGTATGTTTAATAAGATTACTAAGGGTGGATTATCAAATAAAACACTGAACGTTGCACTTGCAGGTACAGGTGTAGGTAAATCTTTATTCATGTGTCACGTTGCTGCAGCAACATTACTACAAGGTAAGAATGTATTGTACATTACTTGTGAGATGTCTGAAGAAAAGATTGCAGAGAGAATAGATGCTAACTTATTAGGTGTTAATATACAAGAAATTGCTGATTTACCTAAGCAAATATTTGAGAGTAAAGTAAATAAGTTGATGAAGAAAACACAAGGTAAATTAATTATTAAAGAATATCCTACAGCATCAGCACATGTAGGACATTTCAAATCATTATTGAATGAACTGACATTAAAGACAAGTTTTAAACCAGATTTAATTTTTGTTGACTATCTAAATATTTGTGCATCTCAAAGATTTAAAGGTGCTGTTGTAAATTCCTATACTTATGTTAAAGCGATTGCTGAAGAACTCAGAGGTCTTGCTGTCGAGAATAATGTCCCAATTATATCGGCAACGCAAACTACTCGTTCTGGTTATGGTAGTAGTGATGTCGATCTTACTGATACATCTGAGTCCTTTGGGTTACCTGCTACTGCTGACTTTATGTTTGCACTTATTACTACTGAGGAATCCGAACAACTAAATCAAATTCTAGTTAAACAACTAAAAAATAGATACAATGACCCTACTATGAACAAGAGATTTGCCATAGGGGTTGACAGATCTAAGATGAAGTTGTATGATGTAGAACAAAGTGCACAAAATGACATCATAGAACAACCACCTAGTACTACAGTTATTACTAAGGTCAGTTCTGATGAGGTTAAACCTAATGTGCTAAATAAATTTCAAAAGTTTAAAAATCTAAAAGTATGATTGATTTTGATAAGTATCTTTTATTCGTGGATGGTGTCACATCCGATTCCAGTAAGAATTTTGTCGATCTTGCTGATCGCTTGGGTGAACTTGACAGAGAGGGTGCCAATATTGAACGTCTTACCACTGCTGGCGTTGGTCTTTCTGCTGAATCTGGTGAGTTTCTTGAGATCGTTAAGAAGATGGTATTTCAAGGTAAACCTTGGAACGACGACAATAGAGAACATCTTATTATTGAGTTGGGTGACGTTATGTGGTACGTAGCACAAGCATGTCTAGCATTGAACGTTGAATTTGATGACGTTGTACGAGGTAATGTCAAGAAACTAGAGAAGAGATATCCTGGTGGTAGTTTCTCCATAGAAAAATCTGAGAAAAGAAAGAGGGGTGACCGCTAAATAAAAATAAAAGGTCATGGTAGTTGATACCAAGGAAAAGAAATCTACTAAAGAACTAAAAGAAGAAAGGTTAAAATCTTTTAACAATACTGTTGGTGGAGTAAAGCAAACTTTAAAAGATATGAAGTTTGTTTCTCCAAGCATGATGCAACTGTTCTATCTGAAAAAGATAAACGGAAGTGTATGGAGATCTAATGGTAAAATTGTAAAGGATTCTATGACCTTTCTTTTTCGTACTAATAAAAGTAGACATGAACTACTAAACGAAATAAGTGATAATATACCATATAGAAACATGTGGTCAAATAAAAGAACATTGTCTGGTTTAGGACATTTAGAATTTAATGTTCCATATGAACCATGTGAGGGAGAAAAATTAAAGACAATAAAATTTCATATTGTAGTAAAATATAAAGATAAGAATGCATTCAGATCTTTACCATATACTAATGCTCTATTAGAGGAACGTAAATGGAAAACTAAATTTCCAAATAGAGGACCTGATACATCTGATGAACATCAAATATTAAAGACAATTAATGATGAGATTTACCATAAAGGTGGAGAATCACCAGTAGATATTACACTTGATGGGGAAAGTTATTCAAATATTATTGGATTTATACCAGGTCCAAGTGGAGCACATGCAGATTTTGTTGGTGTAACCGAAGACATGGAAGAAGTATGTTTTTTAAGTCATAAAATGGGTTCAAATGCTAAACATTTCCAACAGTATTCTGGTATCTCATCTCAAGCAGGTGATGCAATTCATACTGATCATGAAACTGAAAAATTTAGAGAAGTAATTGCTAGTAAAAACGAACAAGATTTTGATAATCAATCATTCTCACAAGATATAAGAAGTAGTGATCTACAAACTAGGGCAGTGTTAGGACCTGAATGGAATGGTGGTGGTACTAAATCTGGAATTAATAATTGTAGTCATTTTATGCAAGGTAATGTAAGTATTAGAAGAAGTGAATCTAAAAGATCTTTAAAAGGTAAAGCAAGTTTGGTTATAAACTTTAGTGCTATGAATATACATGCTGGTAGTATCAGTTCGTTGATTAATAGTTCAGAATATTCACCTACACTTGGTGCTAGAAAAACTAATGAGAATAGAACAGTGACCTTTGGTGTTAATCAAGTACGTAATGTCAGAGGTGGAATATTCTCATCTGCATATATAAAAGAGAGAAAAACTAATATTGAACTTTCGATAGACGAGTGAAATTTTCTAATTTTAGTAGTGAGGCAAAGCGTACTCACTACAGACACGGTAATTTATTTGAAGAAGGTACCTATGTCCAGTATGGAGATAAGGTAGGTAAGATTCATCGTCGTGGTCCTAATTATGTTATTGCTGTCACCGATGATGGTGATATGTTTAGAGCATGGGCAAAGGATATTACCGAAGCAGTGAATAAATACACTGGTCTAGGTAAGGGTCAAGGTAGATCTGCCAAGCATCGTCTTGTGGGTACTGATAGATTCAGAAAATTCACACAGGATATGGCACGTGGATCTGACTATGACATGTGGAAAGAGGGTAACTACATACCAAAAACTGACAAAGACAAAGGCATTGAAGAAATGCTAAATAATAAGCATAGGAGTACCGAAGAAACAATGTATTCAAATTGGAGAACTGAACTCTCAGAAAAAACAAGCAAGTTTGTGGAAGTAAGTCCACAAATTATGGACAATACTGACCCTATGGATCAGGTGTTCGATAAAAACAAGAAACTTAAAGGTGCTAACAAGGCAGTTAAAGAAGAACTTGTTAGTGAAAAAATGGCATCTAAAGACCATGATGGAGATGGTAAGGTAGAGTCAGGTAAAGACGAGTACTTTGGATCTAGAGACAAAGCCATCAAGAAAGCCATGGCAAAGAAGAAAGGCATGAAGAAAGAGCATCATGAAAAGGATATCAATGGTACTGTTATTGAGCATCCTGAGGAAGTTATTGATAATACCAACGAAACTATACCAGATACTGCACCAGCATCTGTTGAGGAAGGTTCACTTAAGCAAGCACGTAGGAACATTGGTAGAGATCCAGACAAACCTTCTTGTTGGAAAGGATACAAAGCAAAAGGTACTAAGATGAAAGGTGGTAAGTCAGTTCCTAACTGTGTTAAGGAAGATGAGGTTATGGAAGAGGAGAAGTGTGATACAGGTAACGTGTACCAGAAGAAAAAGAAAGGTGAGAAGACAATGAAGTACGCTGACGGAGTTAACGAGCAACTAAGAGCACACCTAGAAGAACTTAGAGCACGTTACAAAGAGCGAGTGGAAAAGATGTATGAAGGGTACGGAAAGAAAAAGAAGAAAATGGGTTATAAATAAAACTGAATTATATTTTTAGATCATGTTATCATTTCTACTACCATTCGCTAAGAAGATTGTTGCAGATGCAGTAAATAAGATTCCAGATGACGGAGAGTTAGGTGAGAAACTCATCGACCTTTGCATCATAGTTCTGGAGAAGGCAGTTAAACTGACCAAAACTACCGCAGACGATAAGCTTCTTGAGACAGTCAAGGGTGCACTAGAGACACGCTAGTCACTAGCAACAGGAGGGGGAACCCTCCTATTTTTATAAATATACTTAGATTAAAATTATTGTATAATTACGGAGTAAATCAATGCCTCTCTGGGGAAAAACTACATCAGACGAGTCGAAACCAAAGTATCTCGACAACGTAAATAAGAACGGTCTTGCTGAGGATTGCTTTGCAACTGAGGAAGGATGGGTTCTACGTCACTACAAAGGTAGCGACAAAAACACTGCACGTTACTGGGATGAAGTCCTAGTTTCTATTGGTGGTTTAGCAGGTGCTGCATCAACTACTGAAGGTCTCGGTGCTGCAACCATTACTGGAGTATTCTTTGAGCAAGAATCTCTTGCACAAGGTGCAACTGGTACTGTTGTTGTGGTATTCAACGAACTTGTGACTGTAGCAAACAGTCCTACTATTGTTGTTACAGGTGCTGGTGGATCTAACGCTACTGCAACCTATGCACGTGGTTCAGGTCTAAACCGTTTAGAGTTTGACTTTACTGTACCATCTGCAACACAGGTAATAAGTATCGGTGCACAGACAATAGGTACAGCAGGTTCTGCTACTATTAAAGATTCTGGACAAACCGTTGACGCTGACCTTACTATCGCTGCTGGTGATGTAAGAGGTGCAGGTGGTTCTGGGTCTGACTTAACCATAAGTGTCGCTTAATAAATGAATTTTGATGAATTGAATGAAGACAATTATCTATTCTTTGCTATAAAACATTACAACAATCCTCAAGCAGTAACAAAAGAGGATTTCTATGATGATCTCAAACGATTTAAATATCTTAAGAGATTGCTGAAGACGTATCTAAACAGTGGGGTACTAAAACTCCACTTGATATTGAATCACTTAATCATCATATACAATGTTTTTGGTGAAGCTGCTACACCATTGTTATTCTACAAAATATCTGAGGAGTACTGGTCTATACTAAAGGCATTCATGTTATACATGAGCAGGTACCCAGAGATATATAATGATACCGTCATGGTAGATCAATACTGTTTAACCGAACTGAACAAGTTATGAAGGTTCTCACTCTCAAAAAGAACGGTCACGTTGTGATTGAAGAAGTACCTACTAACAATGCAAGTAACGGTGCAAACGCTGGCTTACCCCCAGATGAACCTCCTGTTCGTAGAAAGAAGAGGAAGAATAAAATGGGTATAGATATATTTCAGAGGATGAGAAACTCTAGGATCAAAGAACAAACTATGGAAAACCAAACTACTATCAAAGAATATTCATCAGATGAAAAATCTGGTAGCAATGAGGTGAGTGCTACTATGCGTTTCATTCAACAGAAACGTAAGATGAACAAGAAGCAAGAGCGTGAGAAGCGTGCTGCTAACCGTAAGCAAGAGATTCAACAGTTATCCAAAGCAAAAGCAAAGGACTATCAGAAGAAAGCAGGTGATCGTCAGAAGAAGATCTCTAAAGATATTAATAAGAGTGACAAGAAAGAAAGTTTTGATTGGCAGTCAGCATTTACTGAAGTCAATAAAAGATTTGCAGAATTAAAGCAAGAAGATCAAGAAGCAATGTTATTTACATGGATGCAACTGAGTGAAGATAATCAAAAGCAATTCTTGTATGTTCTTATTGAAGACCATGGTGTCGATACATTACAGAAATTTATAAAAGAGACGTAACATGGAATCGTCTGGTGTCAATGCAGCAATATTAGAAAGATTAGAGAAGGTTGTTCAGTCCTTACAGGATAATTCTGTAAAGATGGGACAACTTCTTGCTGTGCATAATGAAAAACTAGACAAGCAAGACCGTATTGATGCTGTATTATTTGAGAAAGTTGATAGTGTACACAGAGAAGTAACACGTAAGACAGATGAAATCAAAAAAGGATGTGAAAGGGATATACGTATGGTTGATAACCGTCTTAGAGTCATGGAAAAGAAAATGTGGAGCATATTTGGTGCTCTTTCTATTATTTCTTTCCTCGTGTCTCCAGTCGGACAAAGAATCATCAGACCAGCATTGACAAACGCTACAAGTACTGCTATAATCGAGAGAACTTATAACATGTAGTCAGTGATTTATGTTGATACCAAATACATTTCACTAGTATCAAGTAGATTAGACAAGTTCTCAAGGAAGAACGAAAACTTATTTAACTTTAGATGCCCCTACTGTGGCGATTCTCAAAAGAATCGTAACCGTGCTAGGGGTTATTTTTATCGCCACAAAGGATCATTCATATACAAATGTCACAACTGTGGGGTAGGTAGAACGCTGTCTAATTTTCTAAAGGATCAGGATCCTGATCTCTATGGTGAGTATGTAATGGAAGCTTACAGAGAGGGTAACACAGGTAAAGGAACTAAGATCCCTTTGCCTGACTTGAAGTTTGAGAAACCGTCTTTTAATAAAGATATATTCTCAAATCTAGAGAAAATATCTGATCTAAATATTACACATCCTGCTCGAAGGATGCTTGCTGACCGCCAATTACCAAGCAACACTTTGAGCGAACTATACTTCTGCCCGAAGTTTAAGCAGTGGACAAATCAGCAAAAGAAAACTTTTACTGACACTAGATACGATGACGCAAGAATTATTATTCCTTTAAAAGATAAAGATGGTGTCTTTGGTTTTCAAGGCAGAGCAATAGAGTCATCAGCATTACGATACATTACTGTGATGCTTGATGAGGACAAACCTAAAATTTATGGATTAGATAAAATTGATGAAACACAACCTATCTACATCGTGGAGGGACCGTTTGACTCCCTCTTCTTGGAGAATTCCGTGGCGATGTGTGGGAGCGACCTTGATCCTCGGACGTTTGGTTGGAGCGATTATATTTGGGTTTATGATAACGAACCTCGTAACAGAGAAATCGTCAACAGAATCTCCAAAACCATTGACAGAGGAGATCAAGTAATCATTTGGCCAAAACATGTTCAGCAAAAGGACATAAATGACATGGTTCTGAGTGGACATAATATTAAAAATCTGCTAGAATCAAATACCTATCACAAACTAGAAGCAACTCTTAAATTAAAGGACTGGAACAAAGCATGAGCAACGGTACTAAAGTTAATAAAAGAAACGGTTCAATAGAACCATTGAATCTAGAGAAGATTCATAAGATGGTAGAACTAGCATGTGACGGACTTGCTGGTGTATCATCTAGTCAGGTTGAAATCAATAGTGGTCTTCAATTCTATGACGGTATCAGTACCAAAGAAATACAAGAGATACTTATTAGGTCTGCATCAGATCTAATAGATTTAGATGCACCCAACTATCAGTATGTTGCTGCACGTCTACTACTATTTTCATTAAGGAAACAGTTGTATGGTGTTCAGTTTGATCATCCTACCTTGTTTGCACATATTAATACATGTGTGGAACAGGAAGTATATGATAGCGAGGTACTACATAAGTATACTCAAGAAGAAATTGATGGTCTAGGAGAGTATCTAGATCATGAACGTGATTTTCTATTCACCTATGCAGGTCTTCGTCAGGTAACTGATAAGTATCTTGTACAGGATAGAAGCACAGGGGAGATATATGAAACTCCTCAGTTCATGTACATGATGATAGCAATTACAATTTTTCAAAACTATCCACAAGAAAATCGTATAACATACATTAAAAAGTATTATGACGCAATCAGCAGACACAAAATCAACATCCCAACACCGATCATGGCGGGAGTCAGAACCCCCATTCGTCAATTTGCAAGTTGTGTTTTGGTTGATATTGATGACACCCTCGATAGTATCTTTAGCAGTGATATGGCTATTGGCAAATATGTCGCTCAAAGGGCAGGTATTGGTATCAACGCAGGTAGAATCAGGGGTATCAACAGTAAAATCAGGGGTGGCGAAGTTCAACACACAGGTGTTGTTCCCTTCCTTAAAAAGTTCGAGGCAACTGTTCGGTGCTGTACTCAAAACGGTATCCGAGGAGGATCAGCTACTGTCCACTTTCCTATCTGGCATCAGGAAATCCAAGACATCCTCGTGCTCAAAAACAACAAAGGAACAGAAGACAACAGAGTCAGGAAACTCGACTACAGTATCCAGTTAAGTTCAATATTTTATCAACGATTCATTGACGATGAAGATATCAGTTTATTCAGTCCTCACGATGTTCCTGGTTTATACGATGCTTTTGGTACAGAATCCTTCGATGAACTCTACGAACGATACGAGGGGCAAACAGAGATTCCGAGAACGAATGTCTCTGCCCAAGAACTCTTTTTAAATCTTCTTAAAGAGAGAGCAGAGACAGGTCGTATCTATATCATGAACATTGACCATTGTAATAGTCATAGTTCATTTAAAGATCCAGTACGTATGAGTAACCTTTGTCAAGAGATTACTCTACCCACTGAACCAATTGATCACATAGATGATGAAATGGGTGAGATAGCATTGTGTATACTATCTGCTATCAATGTAGGTAAGTTAAGTAAACTTGATGACCTAGAAGAACTATGTGAGTTATCTGTGAGAGGACTAGAAGAATTAATTGACTATCAAAAGTATCCTGTGGCAGCAGCAGAATCCGCTACAAAGACGAGAAGATCACTTGGTATAGGTTTCATAGGGTTGGCACATTATTTGGCAAGACAAGGGGTTGCATATGAGGATCAGGAAGCATGGCAGTTAGTACATGATTTAACTGAAGCATTCCAATACTACCTACTCAAAGCATCTAATCAGATAGCAAAAGAAAAAGGAGCATGTGGTAACTTCTCAAGAACAAAGTATGCTGATGGAATTCTACCAATAGATACATACAAAAAAGATGTAGACGACATCATACCAAACAACCTCAACTATGATTGGGATACTTTACGGAATGACATCAAGGAGTTCGGTTTACGACACTCAACATTGTCAGCACAGATGCCATCAGAAAGCAGTTCCGTTGTGTCAAATGCCACCAATGGAATCGAACCACCAAGAGATTACTTGTCCATTAAGAAGTCAAAGAAAGGACCTCTTAAGCAGATTGTTCCATCTTATGGGTCTCTGAAGAACAACTACACTCTCTTGTGGGAGATGAAAGGTAACACAGGATATATAAATGTTGTAGCAGTTATGCAGAAGTTCTTTGACCAAGCAATTTCTGGTAACTGGAGTTACAATCCTGCTGACTATCCAGACAATGATGTACCTGTAAGTGTTATGGCACAAGACCTACTAACTACTTACAAGTATGGATGGAAGACATCATACTATCAGAATACTAATGATATGAAGAGTGATGAGATAGAAGAACCAACACATACAGTTGGTTGGCATGATAATGTACCAGAGACACCTAGTAAAGTAGAGTGTTTATTAGCAGACCTAGAATCAGAAGAGGAGTGTGAATCCTGTGCAATCTAATACCTTAACTGGGATGACAGTATTTAATACTGAACCCCATGACACCAAGAAACAACCTATGTTCTTTGGTAAACCTTTAGGAGTACAAAGATATGACGAATATAAGTATCCTATATTTGAACGTCTTACAAAGACACAGTTAGGATATTTCTGGAGACCTGAGGAGGTATCTCTACAGAAAGATTTTGGTGACTTCAAAGATCTAAGACCAGAACAAAAGCACATCTTTACTTCTAACTTGAAGTATCAGATCATGCTTGACTCTGTACAAGGTAGAGCACCTGGTATGGCATTCATTCCTTACTGTTCACTTCCTGAGTTGGAAGCATGTATGGAGTGTTGGTCGTTCATGGAAATGATACATTCGAGATCTTACACATACATAATTAAAAATGTATACCCTGATGTAGGAGAAGTTTTTGATACTATCTTAACTGATCCTAATATATTACAAAGGGCAGCAAGTGTTACAGAATCTTACGATAACTTTATAAATGCTGCACATGAATGGGATACAGGTAACCTATGGAAAGAAGACCGTAAAGGTACTTTCCTTGCTTCTTATGAAATGAAGCATCTTAAACGTTTACTTTATCGTGCAGTCGCCAATGTCAACATCCTCGAAGGTATTAGATTTTATGTCTCGTTCGCTTGCTCGTTTGCATTTGGCGAACTCAAACTTATGGAGGGATCCGCTAAAATTATCTCTCTCATCGCCAGAGACGAAAACCAACATCTTGTCATCACGCAGAACATCCTTAATAAATTCCGTGACGGAGATGACCCAGAGTTTGCAGAAATTGCTAGAGAAGAAGAAGCAAACGTAATTGAGATGTTTAAGAAGTGTGTAGATGAAGAGAAAGCATGGGCAAACTATCTGTTCAAAGAAGGAACCATGATAGGTTTGAATGAGAAACTACTACACAACTACGTTGAATGGATTGCTAACCGTCGTATGAAAGCGATAGGTATCAAACCAATATATGATGTACCTGCTAAGAACAATCCATTACCATGGACTGCCCATTGGATATCATCCAAAGGTTTACAGGTTGCACCACAAGAGACAGAGGTAGAAAGTTATGTCGTCGGAGGAATCAAACAAGACGTTAAAAAAGACACCTTCTCAGGATTCAAACTCTGAGATAGAGTGGGATCTAGAGGAATGTAAGAAAGCAATTCTAGATGCTGCTGATGATTATGATAAATTAGTTGGAGGTTAAATGGCATTCCCATACCTACATTCTATTCCTTTATTATCATGGGATACAAATAAGGTGGAGAGATATTATCCACCTATTGATCTTCGTACACTAGAAGATAAAATTGAACAACTCAAAAGGAGAAAACGATGGCAATGAATAAGCAAACTAAAATGATGTTTGCACTTGAGCATGTAGCACATCTACATGATCTCTTTGAGGACAATGAGTTTGAAAAGTATCTCCAAGATGCAGTGTTTCAAATTGAGTTTGAATGTGAAAGACAACTAAAACTTGAACTAGATAAAAAGAACCTACCATACCCTTATGATTAAGTTCGAGAAACAATTTGGAAAAGGAGTAGATCCTTGGTACGCTAAAGCAGAGAGATGGGCGAAGAAGCAACGCTTCCCCATCTCATTTTTATTGTTAGGGTTTATTGACTATTTGAAAAAGAAATGGATTGATGCTAAAATATATAATACTATGAAAGATGTTGACCGACAGGCAGACAATCTTCTTAAACAATGGGAGGAACATGACACTCAATGCACCCCACACATCGTGGAGAAAGGAATATTTGGAGATGAAGGCTGGTCTCTCGAAATTTCAAATCCAATTGTTGAAAGAGGGACCTCATCAACTAGCACAGGCATGGTTACTTGGAGCGATGCACAACGACTACAAGAAGATGAAGGGGATTAAAGAACCTCCTGTTGGTCGTGGATATCAAACTACATTAAAGGAGTTCTTTAAGAGACATGGATAATGTACCAAACGATTTATGGCAAGACATGTCAAAACTTAATGCACTCTATGGTGAGATGTGTTGGGGTCACGAAGACATCTTAGAGTTCAATGCTGACTATGAGAACAATAGAATAATAATAAGAAACAAAACTATGGAAGGGAGGATATGGGAACCTCCACATGAGAAAGTATAATGGTAGTATGGGGTGTGGTATGGATGGTATTCATACTGGTAGTAGTGGTATCATTATACATCTACTATATACTTCGTATGGCATATAGAGAATGAAAGTCGTAATTACACCTGACAATAGTGATGATGATATCATCTCTGAAATAATGACTCTTACACGTAAACTAGGTGGAGAGTTAGAAAGATCCACATGCATAGATGAGAAATCTGGTATGACGTGGAAGAAAATAATTATTACATATGATTTAAAAACATGAAGAAAGTTGTTCCTATACTTGGCATCATTGGTGGTGCTACTGCAATATTTTGGTGGGGTCTCCTTGGTTGGGTAGAGTTCACAGGAGTAAAAGATAAATTAGATAAAGATTATCAAGAAGCATTAACACAACAAATTCGTGATGAGATTGCAGTTCAATTACTTGAAACCAAGACAGGTGGAGTAGTACGAGCTAAATAACCATAGTGATAGTGTTATTATGTACGACAATCCATGGTGGTATCAAGATGAGATCTTTAATGAAGAACATATCAATGGTTACTATGGATTTGTGTATTGTATAACAAACAGTGCAACATCTAAAAAGTATATCGGACGGAAATATTTCTGGAGTTTTAGAAAGAAGAAAGGACATAAAAGAAAATCAAAACAAGAATCTGATTGGAAGAAATATTACGGTTCATGTCCAGAGTTGAAAGAAGATATAAAGAAACTAGGTAAAGAACATTTTCGTAGAGAGATTCTAAGTTTACATACCACCCTAGGTAAGACAAACTATGAAGAGACACGCTTGCTATTTACTAATAATGTATTAACTGAAAGCTTGACAGATGGTGCACCTGCATACTATAATTCAAATATATTAGGTCGGTATTACCGAAAGGATTACTTTCAGTATCTATCGTAACATTCAATAAATAACAAGAACAGGATGTACAAACCTCATGATAAACGTCGAGATGGATTAATCATCTTGCTAGAATCTCTCCACAAACCAGATACAAAGTTGCGTGGATGTGCCTATAATCAAGGGTGCTACGAAGAGTTAATGATGTGGAGGGAAGAGTTGATAAAGTATCTTGAAGACCGTCTAAAAGAAATGGACGGTTGACAAACCTGTTAACTTGTAGTAAACTCTATCTGTTACGATACAACTATGTCTAGTACAAAGTTTTATTCAAAGTTCAAAGATGAACTTGCCAAACTCAATGATGCTGTAGAAGGAAACGTATCACTTGATATCGAATATCCCAAACTGTATCAGAAATTAACCAGATTCTATGAAGATCGAGGTCTTCAATTATATCAAGACCCAGAAGATGATTATAATGTTATCTTAGATCGAGTAGAAGTTGATTTACTTGAGTATATGATTTATCCGTAATGTACATTCTATGTTTAAAGTTCCATATTATTTCATTCATATAGACAAATGGGCAGATCATAAACGATCTGTCCTTTCTAATCTTAAGGTAAAGAATCCAGAGAAAGTACCTAAGAACACTGACGATTCTGTTATTACTAGTTACTGGGATGAGTTTGATTACAATGAACACATTGAGTTCTTAAATTTAATTCATGGTTACATTGCTCCTCTCACAAAAGATATGGGAGTAGAAAGAGTCAACAGATTATGGTGGCAGACAACCTACAAGGGTGACTTCCACACACCACATGACCATGGTATGGAAGGATGGTCAGCAGTGTTCTACGCTCAGTTTAATCCTGAGGTTCATAGAGCAACTACATTCTACAGACCATATCCTGCACCTATGGATGTAGTTCCACCCATATTCAACCCTAAGGTTAAAGAAGGTGACCTCTTCATGTTCCCATCATTCATACTACATGAAGCACCTATAAATACATCCGATGAACCTCGGACTATTATTTCATTTAATTTATCATGATCAAAATTCTTGAATCAATAGCAGAGAAAGAACTCTACATGGGTTACATCTTTGGTATTATGATTCTTGGAGGATATATCAGAGAGTATAGAGTTCTCGATGATGTTTATTCTTTAGCGAAGAAGTATATAAAAGATAATCGTTTGATGATTATTGTTACTTCTATTTTTGGTGGAGTACTACCTATACCAGGTAGAGTTGCATTGTCAGCACCACTACTGGATGCTATTGCACCACCTACTAAAAGAGATAGAAGTAACTATGGAATTATAGATTACTTATCAACACACCATTACTATTGGTGGTCACCATTAGAGAAGACAATCATTCTTCCCATGGCAGCATTGGGTATAACTTATAGAGAGATGTTAAGTTATACATTCATACCTCTCCTTATATGTCTTGGATATACATGGTGGTTTATTTTTACTAGAGTAGATCCTTATAGTGTTGTTCCATCTCTTGGTAGTGTTAGAGAGTTTAACTGGAGAAGTGCACTACGAGGTTGGGCACCTTTCATAGCAACGATATGGTTCTTATTATGTGTAGGTAAGGCAGGTGCTATATTATTTTTCCCTTGGTTTGCTGCTATGTGTTGTTACTATGCATGGTTATGTAAAGATTGGAGATGGGGTAGGTATATTAATAAACAGTTTGCAATTATATCTACAATAGTTTTAGCACTAGGTGGTGTAGTTGGTATGATAAAAGAACCTGTTATGGTATATCTTAAGTCAGCAACACCAGAAATGATCATACCTGTAACTATTGTTGGTATGATAGCAGCATATATTATGGGATCATCAGGTAAGTATGCAGGTATGACTTCTGCATTAGTGTTAATATTTGGTCAACAGTATCTGGTATGGTTCTTAGCAACCGAATACTCAGGTTACTTACTATCACCAGCACATAAATGTTTGATGATTGGTCAACAATACTTCGGTACACCTATAAAGAAATACTATAAGGTACTGAGTGGTATGTGTGCTCTCCTGATAGGTTATGCTTTTATTGTTACGTTTATATTCTAGTGGAATTTATAGAATGGTTTGAGGGTGAGTATGACAACTGGGCACAAGCATCTTCAAACCCTACATCGTTCGCCCATATATTTTTATCTCATCAGAGAACTGGTGAGTTTTCTTTTCATTGTGAGCAAAGATATAGTCATGAGGAGAAACCATATAGATCAAAAGATATTGTCATAGTTCCTAAAGGTGATGTTATCTTAGTACAGAATCCTGTCAATGATTTAATCTTTCAGAAGATGGGAAAAGTTTATAGAGGAGTCAATAAACCTGGTGTTATGGTAAAGGGTGCTGAACTTGTTAGTAGAGTAGAGTTAGGACCTAATTACTACGTGGTTATTGATGGTGGTATTGATAA